AAAAAGGCATCGTCGGCGCATTCTGCCGGACATACACGATTCCGGAGGCCATCGCGAAATTCCTGCCTGAGGTCTATACGGAGACCGCGCGCCCCGACCGCTACACCTATGCTGCAGGTACGACAGCCTCCGGCCTTGTGGTCTACGACGGCGACCTTTTCGCCTACTCGAATCACTCGACCGACCCCGCGAGCGGGCAGCTCTGCAATGCTTTCGACCTGGTGCGCATTCATAAATTCGGCGACCTCGA